CCCTGAGAAGGCATTCAACCTGTTCCAAAGCGTGGTTGAGTATCATGTGCCGAAGCTTGCACGCAGCGAGATCAGTGGGCCAAACGGCGGTGCAATTGAGACTGCGGTCGTGGACCTTAAAGGACTAAGTGACACTGAGCTGGTGCAGATGCAGACCTTGCTTGGCAAAGCTGCAAAACCTGAATGAACTCTCCTTTGGATCACAAAGCTCTGAGCGAGATGATCGCCAAAGAGCAACTGAGACGAAAAGCTGAGAGCAACCTATACGAATTTGTCAAGCAAAGCTGGCATGTTGTTGAGCCAAGCATTCCATTCATACAGAGCTGGCACATTGAAGAGATCTGTGAACACCTTGAAGCCATTACCATTGGCGACATCAAGCGGCTGCTGATCAACATCCCGCCTCGCCATTCCAAGTCAACCATCGTCTCGGTCATGTGGCCTGCTTGGGAATGGATAGTTCGCCCTGAGCAAAAGTTTCTGTGCGCTTCGTATTCAGGAGTTCTGAGCACTCGTGACAACCTGAAGACTCGGCGGTTGCTGCAATCGAACTGGTATCAAGACAGGTGGAAGCACATGTTTGCCTTGTCAGGCGACCAGAACGCCAAGCAGCGGTTTGAGAATGACAAGACCGGCTACCGCTTGGCAACTTCGGTCGGTGGCACGGCAACGGGTGAAGGCGGATCTCGGTTGATACTTGACGACCCGCACGGTGCGCAAGCTGCCCAGTCTGAGGTCATGCGCAACTCGGACCTTGAGTGGTTTGACATGGTGTGGTCAACCCGGCTCAACAATCCAAAGACCGATGCCATGGTCACAGTCATGCAGCGGCTGCACGAACGTGACATCAGCGGCCACATTCTGGATGACATCAAAGGCTGGGAACACATCTGCATACCGGCTGAATGGGATGGCAAGTCACGCAAGACCGTGCTTGGTCCTTACGACCCACGCAAAGTCAAGGGCGAACTCATCTGCCCTGAACGGTTTGGCAAGAAAGAGATCACAAACCTGAAGCAGCTGCTCGGTTCGTACGGCACGGCTGGTCAGTTGCAGCAAGACCCGGTTCCTAGCCAAGGCGGTATCCTCAAGACTGAATGCTTTGAGCTGTGGCCGTCAACCTCAGGGCTGCCACCATTCGAATACATCCTGCAGTCGTATGACTGTGCATTCACCGAGAAAACCACTGGAGACCCTACGGCATGTACGGTCTGGGCCATGTTCACACACAAAGGTGAACGCAACGCCATGCTGATCGATGCATGGGATGAGCACCTCAGCTATCCTGACCTGCGTGCAAAGGCAATCAAGGACTGGACAACCGAGTATGGCGGCATGACCAAAGACTCGCCATACTCTCGTGCCAGAAGGCCAGACCGAATCCTTGTCGAAGCCAAAGCCAGCGGTCAGTCACTGCTACAAGACTTACGATTAGCCAGGGTGCCTGCTGTAGGCTATAATCCAGGGCAAGCGGACAAAGTATCGCGTGCGCATCAAGCAGCGCCTACTTTGGAGTTAGGCTTGATATGGATACCTGAGTCAGGCAAAAACCCGGGGCAGCCTGTCAGTTGGGCAGCAGCTTTCCTTAAACAACTGGGCAAGTTCCCAGTAGCGGAGCATGATGACTATGTTGACACGTTTACGCAAGCTATTATCTATCTCAAGAATGATAGATGGTTTGAACTCCCTCAAGCAAAAGATATTGACGAAGTTCGCATCACTAACAAACCGAGGATAAATCCTTATGCAGCCTAAAAAACCTGTCTGGGAAAAAGCACGGCCTAAAAGCCTTGGCGAGAGCAAGCCTCTATCGTCAAAAGCCAAATCGTCTGCCAAAGCTATGGCTAAAGCCGCAGGCCGGCCTTATCCAAACATGGTCGACAACATACGAGCTGCGGCAAAGAAAAAATGAAGAAGCAAGTTGACAAGGACAGTCTGCAGCTTAATCAACCTAAGCGCACTCCTAGCCACCCTACCAAGTCGCACATTGTGAAGACAAAGGTAGATGGCAAGGAGAAGATTATCCGTTTTGGTCAACAAGGCGCAAGTACAGCAGGCAAACCTAAAGAAGGTGAGTCAGACCGTATGACCGCAAAGCGTGATTCATTTAAAGCACGGCACTCAGCCAACATAGCTAAAGGCCCGAGCAGTGCTGCGTACTGGGCTAACAAAGTTAAATGGTGATCTATGGCTGAAGAAGACTTCTCACGGCCTTACATTGGCTACCGCTCAGCTGGTCGCAGGCCTGAGTCACAACAAGACCGCATTGCTTCAGCTAATGCACCTTTGAGTGCGCTGCGGGGTTACATTGCTGGCACGCTAGGTTTGCCAGGAGACATTGAAGGCTTAGGCCGCATGCTCATTCCTGGTGTCAGCAATGAGTCGTACATTCCAGACTCAGAGTACTTCCGCAAAGTGCTGCCAATGCAAGGCTTGCAAAATACGCCAACGGGCCGTGCATTTACTGAACTAGGCGGTCTAGCTGGCGGCGCAGGCTTGATGACTGCAGGTAAAGTTGGTAAGGCAGGGGCACGATACGCCGGTGAGCAACTCAACAGAGCCATGCTTGACAGCAGCGGGACATTTGCAAGACTGGTACCTGAAGCAGCTAAGCCGATGTACGTTGTCAAGCCTAAGGGTGGCAACTGGCTTAGTGGTTCTGTTGAAAACCCGTTGTATACTTTAAAGCAACAAACGTATGACTCTAAAATTGCAACTAGTCAAGAAGAAGCTGACGACTTGATTGCAAAAGGTTTTGTTAGAGAAAAATCAGGCGGTGAAGGTTACTACTTGCCACCTAATCCTGTAAACAAATGGCTTGACACTAAGCTAAACAAGTACATCAAGAATGAAATGGGCACGCCTGATGACCCTGTGCGTGCTTTGGCTGAGCGTGGAATAACTCACGCAGAAATTCAACCTACTTTTTATAACCCTAAGAACGCTCGCAGAGAAGCAGGTTTTCCAGAAGAGGGCATGGGCGTGTCTCCACAAGCCAAAGCTTGGGAAAATCAGTCCGACACGTTCATCAATATGCTTAAAGCTTCTGATATGGCCCCAGGACTTGGGAACCCTAAGCAGATCCTAGCAGATCCTTGGCTTCTAAAAGTTCCTCCAGAAACACGTGTTTACGAATTACTTAACGGCTCAACAAGTGATTTAGGTTTTGGCCACATGACCGATGAGCTACGCAATATGCTTGACTCTGAGTCAGGTTTGCCAGCCAATTTGCGCTTGACTCCTGAGCAGCTTGACAAAGTGACCGTAGGTCAAATGGTAGAGAAAGTTAATGCAGTCAACAAGTGGCGTGCTGCTGAAGCAGCTAAAGCTGAAAAAGCCGGCATGTTAGACAACCTAACTGCCACGCCTAGACTGCAAGACCCGACTACACAGCTTTCATTTGTTGCAAAACCAGGTATGACTTGGGTTGATATTCCTGCAACAACTGACGAGGCTGCTAAGAAGTATTGCACTACGATTGGCAAACAAGCCGGTTGGTGCACACAAGGTGATAGTCTTGCCAAGTCTTATGGTTCAGGCACCAACCGACTCACAGCATTGCTTGATGCAGACGGGCGTCCTCACGTTCAGGCTATGCTTTCATCTGTTGCAAAAACCGACGAAATAATGGATGACATTGATGACATAATGAACTATATGTCTAAAGTTGAGCAGCGCAAATTTAACAAATTTTTAGGATCTGACGACTTTTACGGTGAAACAGATGAAGCACTTGAGTGGTTGCAAAGCAACATACCTAAAGCTTACGAGCGTTATGTTGCATCATTAAGTGGGCCTTCTAATATTGAAGAGCTAAAGCCAGTTGGTAACGCGTTTAGCAGTGATCGTGCAAATGAATACGCAAAGCGAGACCCTGAGTACAAAGCAAAAATCACAGACTCAGTGATGAAATTCTTGAATAACGGTGAGTGGGGTACAGTAAAAGACCTTGACATTTATAAAATCATTGATACGCAAGATGATTTAGCAGTAAAAGAGCTCATCGGCGAGAATTACGGACGCTATTTTACAGGCAACCAAAAACCACCAAACTCCATACAACATGACTTCATAATGAATTACGGTGGTCAGCGGTTTATCAAAGCCGAACAGTTCAGTGACTTAATCAATGATTACATACCTAAACCTGAAGGCTTCGCCAAAGGCGGTAGCGTGTCAGTCTACGATCCAATCAGAATAGATGAGATCATGACCGGCATTGATGAGCCGCAGGGTTACGATGAAGGCGGCTCAGTGCGTGCATCAGAAGATACACTAGACACGTTTGTTGCTCCGCGTTACCGCAAGCAACGGGCAAAGCCTAGCTCTAAAGAAACCAAGGCCGCAGCTGCTGAGGCAGCACAGTTTGCAGCAGAGATGCTGATTCCTCAAAGTGCTTTTGATGCTGGCTTGATGCTGATACCTGGTGGCAAGATTGCACGTAAAGCCGGTGCTGCATTGATTGCACTTGATGCAGGCGATGCACAAGCAGGAGGCTTGTCTGCTCTTAGAAAGTTTAGAGAGCTCATCAACAGAGAAGCTCCAGAACAAGCCAATAAAATTCGTGAAGCATTACGCCTAACTAAGCAAACAGGCAGAGAGCATTCAGTCATTGGCTTGGCCAATGAAGGCGGTGAGTCGGTCATCACAAGAGGCACAGAATCTTCTGTAATGCCAAATACGTTTGACCTTCGCACAGCAAAGCGTGCACCAGGCTCTCCTACAATAGTTGATTTTCATACACATCCTGGCCAAGGAACTATTTTTGAAACAGCTCCAAGCCGTAAAGACTTTGAGTTTTATTCTCGTGAGTATCCATCAAAAGCCGGCCGTGATCTTAGGACTTTAGTTGCAGTTCCACCAACCAAGGACGGAGCTAGGCGCACAACTTCTTACAACTTCTTTGAGACTCAAGACCCGTCTAAAGTTTTTGATCCCAATATCTTAGACTCTGCACGCTATGAGCTTCAACATGCAGGCAAAAGAGGTTCTTTTAAATCTATTCAAGACGACCCTGCTTTGCGTGAGTACTTTGATTATGGCGGAGACCTTGCTTCTTTGTTAGAAGATGCAACGCCGTTGGCGCTAATGCGCTATCGTGCAGGTCAAGGCTTAGGCCGACACGAGTTGCAATTAGGCGGTGCTCAATTGGCTCCTAGCCCAGATGCAACGGATATAGAGTTGTTTCGCCAGTTAGAACGTCCTGCTGTGGAATTATTAAAGTCTAAAAAGTTTGCCGAAGGCGGCAGCGTGTCAGTATACGACCCTAACCAAATTGATGCAATCATAAATGGCATTGATGCACCGACAGGTTTTGCCGAAGGCGGTGAAGTAAACACACCTGACTTTGATTT